TCTGGTGATGTGCTACTCCAAACCATAATTTAATCTCCTAAATGTTTCCATAAGCATATCAAAACCGAGGGACTGCTCGTTGTGTCTTTTTTTGGTCGTGTACTCGGTTCATTAAGAGAACCCGTTCACGCTTATAATTGCGCTCTATATTGGCAAGCGCCTCATCACTCAGACGATAGTCCGCAGCGTACTGTTTAGCAGCACCATAGGCAACGAAGCGCATCCAATAGGCAAAGGGTAGGTCTGCTGTCTGTGATCCCGGCTCATCGATATACTGATAGCCAAAGAACTGCACCTCAAAGGTATCGTTAGGAATGGTCCTAAAGACAAGCTGATTGCCATAGTACAGCACCTCAGTAGGAGTACCCGTGACCAGAATATCAATGTTGTTGATACCCCAGTACCGATAGAATTCCTCAGGATCGTGCATAACCCTGAGGGGCTGCCAGGATACCGAATTATTTGCCGGAGATGCCAATGTAATCAGAGCGTCAGGACTGATATTGGCAAAGATAGTCGAGGTAGTAGAGTCAGGGAACAGCACGATACCATCCGTATCAGTAGCAGAAATGGTAATAGATAGCGTATCCCACTGCTCATGAAGCTTAAACTCGTCAGCCATAGTAAGGTGCATGAAGTCCTTGATGTAGCCAAATAGCACCGTGTCAGTGGAATCCGTATCGTTAACGTTACGCCTTCCAATAGCTAGTCTCATGATCCTTAGAACGTCTGATATGCTTCGACTCATTCTAAATAATCCCTATATGATGGAGTTATAGAAAAGCGCTTTGTCTTGTCTATGATTCTCGTCTCTGTTGAACCATCAGGGTTTTCGATCCATCCCCAAGTTGCTTTTCCCTTTTGCGCTAGGTAGCTCACAATATACTTAGGTAAATCGTAAGTTCGCCCTGGGATCAAGGTCTGATCAAAGTGGATCTTATCGTCACTGAGAAAGACAGGTAGCGGGTTGGTAGGTTGGTCATTCCTAGAGAAGATAACTCTTTCTTTAGGATGCATATCTACCGGACACTGCTTATAAGGGTAACGGCATACAGCCAATTTCTTATTGAGCTTAGCCGCTTCACGGTTGTAATCGAGGAAGTCACGTAGACATGTTAGCGGCATCTCGTCAATCGGCTCAGGTGCCCTTTCAGCATTGCGAATTGCTTCAGTCAATGATGGTTGTATTTTCTTTGGTCGTCCCATTCTGTATTCCTTTACGCTTCGTATAAATACGGGTTAGAGTCATATGGTGATGTTTCACTGTATGGCCGTTGTTGTGGATTATTTAGTGCCAGTACCTGAGTCTGTAGGTTGACGTTACCGCCAGAAACCCACGCTTCATAATTGGTTAAAAGCTAGCCCCCGAAGGGACTAGCCGGAATAGCATCCTTACCCGATGTCTCCAAGCTCCGTGATTAGATCGAACTTACATACATGGATACGTACCACGTCTCCATCGTCGCCGATGACTTCTGTTCCAAGCGTCATGATTCGATCTATAGAGTCATATTGGAACTTATTTGGAACGTAGGGCGTAGTTGCATAAGGAGACTGTTGCGGATAGTTCAGCGCGTTAGCCCTGGTTTCCAGATTCACTCGTCCACCAGATACCCAAGCGGTATAGGCTGAAGAATCAATATCTACACCAGTAATCGGATCTTGTAGCGAGAACGTAGTAGCAGTCAAAACAGTAATGGAAAATCTTTTCCCATCAATTTGTTCCATTCCCCTAGCCGTAGGCATATCACTACCAAGGTCCGTGATTTTTACCATCTGGTTAGTCTGGTATCCATGCGCTGCTGTTGTAGTGATAACGCAAGGATCAGCCTGGCTAACTGCTGAAATAAGAGCACGGTAGGCAGTATTACCGCCCGATGTGTCCGCTACCGTAAATCCGTTGGTGGTAGGATTCAGGAAGTTAAAGCTAGCACCAGCAGAGGAGTCGATAACTTGCATCTGATAGGCTTCAGCGGCTGCGGTATCGTCTCTAAACCACATATGGATAGGCAGATTAGCTGCCGTATTGGTCCATTGAGTGATATTTATAACTTCCATCACATCGGGTTGGAAGTTAAGGGCTAGATTATAAGCTGCACCACCAGAAATTAATCGGAATGCTTCTTGTCTACCCTGAAATTGTAGTCCTGACATTTTATTTGTCCTTTGTTTAAGTGGTTACGCCTTAGTGCTCAAAAGGGTCACAATGTGACTGTCATCCAAGATCTCAGCAGCAAAGAAAGCTGTGAAGCCCATCGATTGGAAACGATTCAAAAGGTCATTGGCACCCAACGGCTTTAGGATCATTTCAGTAGCCACCTCATCAATAGAAACGTAGCCATAAGCATTAGCTCCCATAAAGGTGTTATTGTAGACAGCAGGGCTTGCAGTCGAAACTTGAACCAGGTTAGAGACAACCCAACGCGCTTCGTCTGTATTACCAAACTCGTTCATTAGTACAGCTTCTTGAGAACCGTATTGAGCGGTAGGCACAAAAGCATCCAAAGCTCTAATATCTGGCTTCAATTTTTTATGTGCTGCGACCCAAAAAGCTGCTTCCACAGGTCCTGTTCCAAAACGTGAGCTGCCTTCGATCATAGGAGTAGTCTTTTCAGTCTCTCCAGCATCCAAGTAGGCAATCGCTCGATCCACGTCTGCTTGAGTAAGCTCCGTAATCGCGTTACCGTTAGCACCATTCAAGCAAGAAATCTGAGAGACGGAAGAATCCCAAACATCACGGGTCACTTTATCAAGCATCGTGTGCATGCACTGATTCAGGTTGTCGGCTGTCTCGGCGGCGGTGTCATCCTCAACCACAAGGAGAACCTTGCGACCAAGTAGAACGACCTTACCAAACTCCTGTGTCGTTACAGAAATATCAAACTTCTGAATCTGTTCTGGGGCTGGATCAGAATCTTCTGACAGCACTACAGGGTCGGAGTTTAGATTTTCCTGTCTGCGAAACGTCACAGTATCAGAATTTTTACTCGGTAGGCTAAACGCTTTACCAAATAGGTTGTGGACATGATCAGGCTTAGAACGCTGCAATAGTGCTCTATGCGCCCAAGCATCTGTCATAGACCCGTATTGAGCCGTAGTGGTGATGGAACCCATGGTTTACCTTTCCTCTTAACGAGAACGCTTAGAACGCCTCCAGGTGCGATATTCCTCGTCCGACATCGACATAACATCCGTAACCTCGTTAATAGATGAGGCTTTGGGTATGGTAGATGGCGAATTCGGTGCTACCTTCTTTCGAGGTTGTGTAACTTCCTTTCTTTGCTTTGGACTCAAAGCATTGATAAGTAGCCACGCTTCCTCATACCTGTTATTAGCGCCCTGTATGGCACTCGTTAAATTTGGTTTCTTTGCTAAAAAGTTGTCTAAATGTTCAGTAACGTATTCAGCTTTTTCGGCATTAGCTTTAACCCAAAGGTCTTCAGTAATTTCCCTTTTGATCTCGGCCTTTGTCTGCTTAGTAGTTGCATTCAGATCGCCCTTAGTCACAGACTCTTCAAGGGAATAATCCTCTTCGGCAACCTCTGGTGGTTGCTTGGAGTATTGTTCCTTCAGATACTGGGTTTCTATTTCAGCCCTCTGTATCCTAGCTTCCGCATCCTGGCGCTTCCTGCGCTCCTTCTGAAGTGCTGATAAGGGAACTCTCGTCTCCTCTACTTCAGATTCAGAGCTTTCCGTTTCCTCAACTACTTCGGCCTCATAATCCTCAGTAACTGCCTCAACTTCTTCTTCTACTTGTGGTTCGGTGTCCACGTCCATAATTCACCCGTTATACGTAGGTCAATCACCTACGAGGATTTTGCCTAACTCGGCATAGCGCCCTTTGCTTGAAGGTAGGCGACACCTTTTGTATTGAACTCAACATTCAACTTTTCACCCCGTTTAGAAGGTGGCACCATCCAAAGAAGCTCTTTAACCCCTTTCGCGTTGCAAATCCAATACACGAAAGAATTGGCAAGGAAAGGAGGGAGCTTCTTCGTAATTTTTGGTTGATCCATGTTGAACTGACCAGGGTTGAACCTGTCAAACCGCGCCTTCAACGTTAGGTAATATGTCCCGTCTATGTGCTGGTAGTCGGTGCATACTCGATCAACGTATTCCTGTATGACGTTACTTAATGCCCTGCGCTCGTCAACGAACTGCCTAGGGAGCATTAATTTAGAGTCGGGACAGGTGACTAGGTTCATTACATTCCAGCCTTACCGCGCAAGCTTTCGTTTTGAGCGTGTGCCTTCTGCAATAGCTTGTTAGCCTTCTGAGCATCGGCATTGCCACCAGGTCCGTACTGACTAGGTACTGTCTTGGCTGCTTTCATCGGATTGCCCTTATGGCTGTAAATCCCAACTGGCGAACTCATGCCTTTACCGCTGTTCTTCATACGATCTCCTTGATACGTGGTTATGTACAAATATTCACTATATGGCTGGAATATATTTACTTGGCACGATTAACGCCAGCGATTAAAGGAAAATATCTCTATATGCTCTAAATATTTGGTTGTAAGAGTGGTTCTGTATGACCGGCGGGCGCTACTGCACCGCGCTCTTGCTGTGATCCAGCTCCCCGGACTTCCTGCATTTGGTCTATTTGTACCGCTAATTGTTCGGTAGATTGTGCCATAGCGTCCTGATCGGCCTTTTCTTCCTCGTGTAGGGATTCCATAAAGGCATATACCTTCATCAATCTATCCTCGTGGAGGTTAGATATCTCTACCATGGTCTTAGCTCGTGCAAGCGCAGCATCGGCTAGGTTAGAGCTAGCTTCACTCTCTCTTTCCTTAGCTAGTCCAATATCGGCTAGTACTCGTGCCTCTCTTTCCTTAGAAAGCGCAAGCTTAGAGACAATCTCAGCGTTAGCAAGCTCTAGGGCAATTCTCTCCTGCTCATCGATCTTAGCTTGTTGCTGTGCCTGCTGCTCCTCCTGTCCCTTGATCGCTTCCTCAAGATCGGAAATGCCTGACATCGTTAGAGCACGAACGATTTCAGACTGCGGTACGTCAACAATCCCATCTTTCTTAAGATTAATCAGCTCGTAGTAGTAAGCATCTTTTTGAGATTTGGATCTGACACCTTCCTTGATAACCGCATCGTATTGCTCGAACTGAGTTTCATAGAATTGCTCCGTAGGCTCCTCATCAAGTATCCGCTGTACCTTCCCAGGGGGGTAGTTGCGCTGGATTGCCTTCAGGACCAAGCCACCAAGTACCTGCTGAGTCGTCTCAACGTTGTCAAAGACCTTGCGGTTACTTAGCAGGTTTTGGGCAAT